AATTGAACCTCTACGCCGCGATGTCGAGCGGCACTTGAGCCGCCTTGAGCAGAGCAGCGGCGTCGAGCAGCGCCTGCACTGCATCGTCATCGCTGTCGGTCAAGGCCTGGGCCTTGGCTGCCAGCTCCTCAGCGGCAGTCAGCACGACCTTGGGGCAGACGATGTTGACGAGGTCTTGCTCAGTCTTGACACCGTTGTCAGCGAACGCCGCCAGGATGGCGTCGGCGGACGGGATGTTTTGGCCCACGCCAACTGAGCCAGCGGACTTGATCCAGGGCAGCGCCTTGGCCTTCTGGCCATTCTCCATGTACCGCTTGGCGCAGGCCTTGGAGACGCCGCTCTCAATCAATGCGGCCTTGAACTCCCCGGCTTGGGCCGTGCCCTTGCGGATTTTGTGGGCGATCAGCCCAGCTATCAGATGGGCGTAGGCATTCACCTTCGCACCATTCTTCTCAGCGGTCAGGCCCTTGATGGCGGAGACGCTGGAAGCCGCGACGGCCTCGAACCCTGCGACCTTCAAGACAGCGTCGGACAAGGTCAGGGGCAGTACTGCGATGGGGTTGCTCACGATATTCTCCTCAGTTGAATTGTCAGTCAGGCGGTCAACGCTGATGATGACGTTGACCTTCTTGTTACGGCCCCAGTAGGCGGAGATGTGATCGCCTTCGACGCTTGTGCTTTGGTCGAAGACACGATCACCAACCACTGCCTGGGCATGGCCGCCGGTACAGATGAAGTATGCACGGTCGCGGGGCAGATCAGCGATGACGCTGCGCAGTTGGCGTCCAGCGTACTGTTCTTCCCAGCGGCTCTCGACCTTGGGGTTGGCACCGAAATGGGCCAGGGCCTTGAAGCAGTCGGCGTTCTCGCCACCGAAACGTCCACCGCGATTGTGAGTGGAGCCTTTCCAGTTTGGTCCCTTATGGCAGTCGGCTTTGATGAAGGCCATGACATTGGCCAGGGGGTTGGCGGTCAGGACGGCCACGCTAGTTGGGCCGCAGTTGGGGCCGTTCTTCTGGTCGGCGGGTTGGCGATAGATCATGGTGTCACCTCAATTTTGTGTTTCGACCCTGCCGGGTCATCGTCAGGAGCGCGGCATTAGCGCTCGACACTGTGCAGATGTTATTCAATTCGGTCACCGTCTGCTGGACCTCCGCGCCGTCGCCGTCGCGGTCTCTCCAAGCCACGCTGTTTCAAAGTGCCGATGGAGGATGTGGGTCTGGCGTGTCGCCAGCATTTTTTCCAGTATCTTGTCTCGCCAGCGGCGAGGGCCTGGAAGGTGCCCGGTGGTGCCGCTTTGTTTACGGCTAGCGTGGCCGGTCGGGTTAGCATGAGCCAACCCAACAGTCCTTTCTAAAGAAAGGGCAACAAAGATGCAGCGCCGAATGTGGGGACACTCCCATCCAGTGGGGGAGCGTGGCCAATGCCCCGCTATGGCTGGGCTTGAGGCGAGGTGGTAGACTGCCATCAAAGATTGACCAAGCAATGGATGGATCAGGCATGGACGATGAAACCCCAGAAGATGACACGAATCCGAATCAACAGGACGCACCGAAACTGACCGTGATCGATGGCGGCGGAGGCGACGATCAGGCCAAGCCCAAGCCCAAGGCCAACGCCAAGCGGCGGAAGCTCACGGCCAAGCAGGAGCGGTTCCTGGCGGAGATGATTCGAGGGGCAACGCAAGCGGATGCCTACCGGGCAGCGTATAACGCCAAGGGCATGAAGCCGTCAGCCATCTACACAGAGGCTGGCAGGGTGATGGCCAACCCTGAGGTGTCCCGCAGGTTGCATGCCCATCAGGACAGTGTGGAGCGGAGTGCTGCATCCTCAGCCCTCTCGCGAAGGCGGTTCGTTCTGGAAGGCTTGGAGCGGGAGGCGACCGACGCAGCGTCTGACAGCGCCAGGGTCGCGGCCCTGGTCGCCCTGGGCAAGACTCAAGGGGTCGACCTCTTCACCGACCGGGTCGAGCAGGTTGCCGACCGCACCCCCGACGAGGTCCGCGCTGAGTTGGAGGCTAGACTTGCTGCCCTACTGGGTCGCACCGGGTGATGCCACGCCGACGCGACCCGCACCGCTGGACACCCTGGACGGTGCGACCGCTCGACCTCTGGCCCAGAGGTGCAATTGAACATCTGGCCTCCGACCCCGACACCTCGCGCCCTGCCTCCGACCTCGACGCCCCCGACGCTGCCCCCTCCGGAAATGGGTCCCCCTCTGCCGACGCGACCTAGACCACCCCCCACCCCCCCTTAGCGGTGTGGCGCTCCCCCCACCCCCTACACACTGTTCCACTCAAACAATCCCATGATTCACCGGACTGCCCTTTAACTCAATTGCCAATACAGAATGGGGTGCTGAACAGGGATTGACCCGTCAATTCTTGCTTTCTGCCAGCACACAAACCGGTGGGCGACTTTCCGCCGGTAGTTCTGAACAAGCATTGGCAGGTTAATGTTTGAGGGTGGTGTCAGGCTGGGAAGTTATTCGACCAGTTTGAGGGAACGAGGGGTGGTATACGGCAAAGGAAAACCCCCACCAAAAATTCAGTGAGGGCCATCCCACTAGAGTACCAGACGGGGTTCTGGATCAGGGAGGGCATCAACAGAAACCCCGGTACTAACCTAGTACCATTAAGTACTAGCCTTATAAATAGTACTTGTCAAGCACTAATAGTACTAGGCTAGTACCACTCGTATGGTACTCAACCTTTGGTACACCCTATTTTTTAGGTATGTACTAAATATGGCTAGTACTACACAGGCTAGTACTCCATAGGCTAGTACTCCATAGGCTAGCTAGTACTAAGAGACATGCCTGAAAACATTTTAATCCCCCGGCAGGAAATTAAGGCGTATCCCCTAGACGCAGGGCCATCGTGTAGGGATTGTCCGCACGCCCCCCGTATGGATAAAATCAGGTTTCTCTGGCAGTTGCCTTGACGTTGGCAGTAGGTTTACGCTATGTTGTTCTATTGATCTGACTGAAACTGGAGGTGACAATGCGATATCCTGATTTCCCCGTAGAGTCTGGTGTTCCGATGCCGGGTGCCCCGCAAGATAGCCGTTATAACTATAAATATCCCTGGCGGCAGATGAATGTAGGCGATAGCTTTTTCATTACCGCTGCCGATGATAAGAGACGTAAACTGGCTCGTATCAGATCGGTGATGTACTATCACAATAACAAGTATCCCGAACAGTTTGAGGCCCGTATCGTTGATGCCGGGGTTCGTGTCTGGCGTACCGAATAAGGAGTTGTGATGCCCACCATCATTGACCGCATCATCCTGGCCCATAGCGCGGAAGCGCAGCGCCAAGGAGAACTTTTCTGACCCCGCAGCATAAATGGCGGAAGGAGTATATGGATGGCTAAGAAAAAGCGGAAACCCCCTTCGGAAAAGGATAACGACGGTGTATTCAAGCCGTTTGAGGCGCAAATCACCCTGTTTTCCATCATTGACTTCATGCTTTGCCAGACCACCATCCCCATGGAGATGGTCGATGCCCTGAATGTGGAGCTTGACCGCCTGAGAGCCGACAAGAACCGGGACAGCCATGCCCACACCCTGGTTGGGCAGATGAAAAGGGGCGAACAACTGGGGTTATCCAGGGATAATCCCGTATTCCGCAAGGTCTACGCCCTGGTTGAGCAGCTTGCCATGACCTATGTCGAGGCTTTCGGCAAGCAAACCTCCCTCACCGGGGAGATTCCATGGGTCGGGGCGCAGTGCAAGGACCTGTGGTCGGTGCATATGTTCTCAGGCGACTACAATCCCATGCACGACCATGGTTGTGATACCGAAGGGGGGCTGTCCTTTGTGCTGTGGACGCGGGTGCCGGAAAATATGCGCAATGATGAGGCCACCAACCTGTTTAATTCATCCGGTTATCTGGATGGCTGCATAAAGTTCTTCAATGGACCCTTTGCCCAGCGTGGGCCAATGCAGTTCAGGCCGCCGAAGGTGCTGGATATCGTTCCGGAGCCGGGGAAATTCGTTATTTTCCCCCACTGGCTGAACCATACCGTCTATCCGTTCGTGGCGGATGGCGAAAGAATCACCATAGCGGGCAACGTCAACCTGTTTGGCAAGACCCCCGAAGAACTGGAGAAGGAGGCGGAGGAAAATGACAAAACGTCAGAAGCAATGCCTTGATTTTGTTCTGAATTTCTGGGAGCGCCATGGCTATGGGCCAAGCTACCAGGAAATTTCCGATGGTCTCGGTATAAAAAACAAGTCAGGGGCCTACCGGATCGTGAATTTGCTGTGTGCGCGTGGAAAACTTACGAAACATGCCGGTCAGGCTCGCTCAATCTGCGGTCCCGTTCAGGATGGGCAGCATCCATGAGAGCAAAGCATGATTTTTACCCCACCCCAGAGAAAATCGTGGAGCGCATGGCGCGGGAGTTCCTCGACGTGCAGATCAACGCCATCAGGCTGGGCAATGCCCGACCGCCGATCCCGATCTGGGAACCCTGCGCCGGGGATGGCCGGATTGCCAGGGCGATTCGCTCCCATGGTGTCGAGGCCATAGAAACGGATATTTCTACCGGGCAGGACTTCTTTGATTATGATACCCCGATGTCGCCAATCCTGATGACCAACCCGCCGTTTTCTAAAATAAGGGAGTTCATCGATCATGCCTTCAGCATCGGCGTGATGTCCATGGCCCTGGTCTGTTCGGAGCGGCTGTGGGCCTGCAAGAAGGGACGGGCGCAGTTCCTAAAGTACCGGCCCAGCCGGTTCGCCATGATGGACTGGCGTGAAGACTATCTTGGCAAAAAAGGTAAACCGGATCGCGCCCTCGCGGTCGCCATCTGGGATGAACCCTGCGCACATATCTGCCGTTATGAAGTCTGGTCGCGGGATGCGGACGTGTATCCCAGATTTGATTTCACGTCTTTTGAACGCCGGTAGTAGAACGGCCTTTCCATAAATAAAAGTTGGCTGGCCAATATTGACAGACCGGTGTCAATTGGCACATTATGGTACAAACACGGAAACGTATACCATATTTGGTGGAGAGGCCTCCCTCTTGGCGACATCCGATCCGCAGCTTGATGCCTATATCCAGAAAGCGGCTGCCCTTCCCTATGAAGAGCAGAAGGAAATCCTTGGCCTGCTGGAGCGCCTTGAAGAGGCGACCAACCGCGAGAAGGTGGCAAGGAACTTCCTGCCGTTCGTGAAGAGCGTGTGGCCAGCCTTCATCGAAGGCCCGCATCACAAGATCATGGCCGACGCCTTTGAGCGGGTGGCCGAGGGCAAGTTGAAGCGGCTTGTTGTCAACATGCCGCCGCGTCATACAAAATCGGAGTTCGCCAGCTATCTTCTGCCCGCATGGTTTATCGGCAGAGACCCGTCAAGGAAGGTTATTCAGACTGCTCATACCGCTGAACTGGCGGTGGGCTTTGGCCGCAAGGTGAGGAACCTCGTCGGCAGAGAAGATTTTCAGTCCGCTTTCCCAGGTGTGAAGCTGCGTCAAGACAGCAAGGCCGCAGGCCGCTGGAATACCAACGAGGAAGGCGAGTATTTTGCCATCGGCGTTGGCGGCGCTGTCACCGGTAAGGGTGCTGATCTGCTGATCATTGACGACCCGCACAGTGAACAGGAAGCCAAGTCTCCTGATCCGGCAGTCTTTGATCCGGTTTACGAGTGGTACACCTCCGGTCCCCGTCAGCGGTTGCAGCCAGGAGGCTCCATCGTTGTCGTGATGACCCGCTGGCATCAGCGGGATTTGACCGGTCAATTGTTGAAGTCCTCGCAGCAGAGGGACGGCTCCGACGAATGGGAGGTCATACAGCTTCCCGCTATATTGCCATCAGGCAATTCCCTGTGGCCGGGATACTGGTCTAAGGATGAACTGGAGAGGTTGAAGGCCGAACTGCCCGCCGCCAAGTGGTCTGCCCAGTATCAGCAGGACCCCACGGCGGAAGAGCAGGCCATGATCAAGCGGGATTGGTGGCGTGTCTGGGAAGAGGACGAGCCTCCGGATTGCGAGTTTATCATCCAGTCATGGGATACGGCCTTCCTGAAAACTCAGAGGTCTGACTATTCGGCCTGCACCACATGGGGCGTCTTCTATCGGCCCGATGATCTGGGCACGGATGCTGCCAATATTATCCTGTTGGATGCTTTCAAGGACAGGATGGAGTTTCCTGAACTGAAGAAGGTGGCCCAGAAGACTTATAACCAGTGGGAGCCGGACGCCTGCATCGTTGAGGCAAAGGCAGCGGGTTCGCCGTTGATCTTTGAATTGCGGCAGATGGGTATTCCGGTCAGCGATTTTACCCCGTCGAGGGGGAACGATAAGATTGCCAGAGTAAACGCGGTCAGCGATCTGTTCGCTTCCGGCATTGTCTGGGCACCGAAGAAGAACTGGGCGGAAGAAGTTATTGAGGAGTTCGCCGCCTTTCCGGTGGGCACCCATGACGACCTTGTCGATAGTAGCACGCAGGCGCTTCTGCGTTTCCGGCAGGGCGGCTTCCTCCGCGTTGCCTCCGATTACGAAGATCAGGAAATGCCCGCGCAGAGGGCGGAATATTATTAGGAGACGGATATGCATAAGCCGAGAGTGATAGGGCGCACCATAGGTGAGCAGGTTCCCCGCAAGCAGATACCCATCAAGGGAACCGGCGCTGCTACCAAGGGCACCAAGTTCTATGCCTATGCGGACCAGATTACCGATACTGCCCAGAAGCCCCCGGCTGACTGGGTATCGACCATCAAGAAGGTCTAGTTAATGGCAATTGACAAGAGCATCGCCCAGGCTCCCACGCGCACCGACAGTACGGTCACGGAGGAAGAGCTTCGGGGTCTTGACGTGGACGCCGAGGGGTCCGCGCTTGAGGTTGCTGTTGTCAATCCAGAAGCGGTGGCGATCTCCACCGATGACGGCGGTGTCGTCATTGACTTTGATCCCGGCTCCGGAGAGACCGGCGGTGATGACGGTTTCGATTCCAACTTGGCCGAGCATATGGAGGACACCGTGTTGGGGCGGCTGGCCTCTCAGTTGAACGGGGAGTTTGAAGGCGACCGTAATTCCCGCGCCGACTGGGCACGGACCTATACGAGGGGACTTGATCTGCTTGGCCTGAAGGCCGACGACAGGACAACCCCATGGCCGGGAGCCTGCGGTGTCTATCACCCGATCCTGACCGAGGCCGTGGTCCGCTTCCAGTCACAGGCGATCATGGAGCTATTCCCTGCCTCCGGTCCCGTCAAGACCAAGATTATTGGCGAGATAACGGACCAGAAGGAAGAGCAGGCGCAGCGTATCCAGCAGCACATGAACTACCTGCTGACCGAGAAGATGACGGAGTTCAGGCCGGAAACGGAGCAGATGCTGTTCTCCCTACCCCTGGCCGGTTCCTCCTTCAAGAAGGTTTATTACGATCCCAACATGGGTCGTGTCTGTTCCCATTTCGTTCCGGCAGAGGACTTCGTTGTCAGCTACGGGGCGTCCGATCTCCTGACGGCCTCCCGCTACACCCACATGATGCGGAAAAGCCACAACGATATCCGCAAGTTACAGGTCGCTGGCCTGTATCGCGACATCGAACTGTCGCCAAATGCGCCGGATTATTCCGATATTCAGGAGAAATACGACGAGCTTGAGGGGGAAAATCCCACCTACGAGCATGATGACCGCTATGTTTTGCTGGAGATGCACGTCGATCTCGACCTTGAAGGCTACGAGGATACCGATGATGACGGCGACGAGACCGGTATCGCCCTGCCTTATGTGGTGACCATGGTCAAGGGGGGCAGTTCCGTCCTGTCGATCCGGCGCAACTGGTACGAGGACGATGCGTTGCGCATGAAGCGCCTGCATTTCGTGCATTATCAGTACATGCCCGGTCTTGGGTTCTACGGTTTTGGCCTGATCCACCTGATTGGCGGCATTGCCAAGTCGGCAACCTCGCTTCTCAGGCAGCTTGTCGATGCCGGAACCCTGTCGAACCTGCCGGGAGGCCTGAAGTCCAGGGGACTGCGCATCAAGGGCGATGATTCTCCGATCATGCCCGGTGAGTTCAGGGACGTTGATGTTCCTGGCGGAGCCATAAGAGATAACATCACCTTCCTGCCCTACAAGGAACCGAGCAATGTTCTGCACGCCCTGTTGGGAGAGATTGTCGAGGAAGGCAGGCGCTTCGCTTCGATCACCGATCTGAAGCTGGCGGATATGAAACAGGACGCCCCGGTTGGCACCACCCTGGCTCTTATTGAGCGGTCAATGAAAGTCATGTCGGCCATCCAGGCGAGGCTCCACGATGCCATGCGCAAGGAGTTCACCCTGATTGCCGGTATCGTCCGCGACTACGCGGAAGACGAATACGAATACAAGGCCGATGACAAGGAGGCCATAAAGGGCGACGACTTTGATGGCCGCGTGGATGTCATTCCGGTGTCCGATCCGAACGCCGCGACCATGAGCCAGCGCATCATGCAGTATCAGGCTGCTCTCCAGCTATCCCAGTCGGCACCGCAGATGTACGATCTGCCAGAATTGCACCGGCAGATGCTGGATGTTCTGGGCATTCAGGACGCCGAGAAGATCATTCCTCTCAGTGAGGAGATGAAGCCGCGTGATCCGGTCAGCGAGAACATGGATGTGCTGAACGGCAAGCCATTGAAGGCATTCATTTATCAGGACCATGAGGCCCATATTCAGGTGCATATGGCGGCGATACAGGACCCGAAGATACAGCAGCTTGTCTCCCAAAGTCCGATGGCCGGAACTATTGCCGCAGCGATGTCTTCCCACATACAGGAGCATCTTGGCTTCCAGTATCGTCGGGAGATCGAAAAGCAGCTTGGTGTGGAATTGCCGCCGCCGAACGAACCGCTGCCCGAAGACATCGAAGTCAAGCTGTCGCGGCTGGTGGCGGAAGCGGCTGAGAGGCTGTTCAACAAGAATGTTGCCGAGGCCCAGCAGCAGCAGGCGCAGCAGCAGGCCCAAGACCCGATGTTCCAGTTGCAGCAGAAGGAGCTTGAGCTTCGTCAGGCAGACATTCAGAGGAAGGCCGAGACCGACAGGGCAAGGCTCATGCTCAATGCCGAGAAGGAGCGTTCTTCCCAGGAGCTTGAGCGCGATAAGATGGCCCAGGATGCTGAACTTGAGGGCGTCAAGCTGGGCATTGAGATCGCGAAAACCCAGGATAATGCGGCCCTGAAAGTTTCCGAAGCAGAGGAAAGGGCGGTTCTGGAGAGGGCGCGGCTCTCGACGGAAGTGGCAAAGGCCCTTCTGGATGACGACACGAAGAGAAACAGGAATAGTTAATATTGCTTGATCAATCCTTATTTTCGGCTTATCGAAAGATATTGCGGAACCTGATGAATGAAAGGGCCGACGATCTTGCAATGGGCGGTGCTAAGTCTTTTGACGAATACCAGAAGATGGTTGGCATCATAGAAGGACTGGCGACAGCCGAAAGGGAAATGCTGGACCTGATGGAAAAACAGAGAAGGGCCGAAGACGGATCGGGATGAATGGTGAATGTTTCACATGAAACATCGGGGCAGATCGTCACTGCCCGCCAGTTGGCTAACAAATGCGCAGGGGGAGCGTTACCCCCGCTCAGAGCGAAAACGCAAGGAGATACCTGTGTCCGATAAAAAGGTTGTTGAACTCAGCGAGGAGAAGGAGAAGAAGGCGGCGAGTAAGCTACCGGAACCCTGCTCCTATCATATTCTGGTGGCGCTGCCTGAACAGGAGGAGAAGACGGAAGGCGGCATTTATCTTACGGACAATGTGCGGGACCGTGAAGAGACGGCCAGCATTACGGCTTATGTCATGGCGCTGGGTCCCGACTGTTATGCGGAAACCCCTCAAAGGAAATTTCCCAGCGGGGCCTATTGCAAGGAGGGCGACTGGATTGTCATGCGGTCATATTCAGGAACCCGCATCGAAGTTCATGGCCAGAAGTTCAGGCTTATCACCGATGATGTGCCCCAGGCCATTGTCGAGAATCCACTGGGAGTGATACGGGCATGAGTACCGAACCGGAAGCAGTCGAAGAAGCCCAGGACGATCTCTTCACCGAAGAGAAGTCCGGAAACTTTACCGATCCCATCGACGTTCTTGCGGAAGACGCCCCTGACATAGAGGTTTCGGTAATAGACGATACCCCTGAAGAGGACCGTAACCGGCCTCCGAGGGGAGAGGTATCGGAGAATGTGGACGAGGACATTCCCGGCCTGTCCGAGCGCGTCAAGTCGCGCATGGACACGCTGCGTTATGAATTTCACAACGAGCGCCGTGACAAGGAAACGGCACTGCGTGAGAACAACGAGGCAGTCCGCTATGCGCAGAACGTGCAGTCGGAAAACAAGGCGCTAAAGGACCAGTTATCAAACAGCCGCAGATTGCTGTACGATCAGGTTTCTGCGAAAAACGATGTCGAACTGGATGCCGCCAAGTCGAGGTTCAAGGAAGCCTATGAGACCGGCGATGCCGACGCCATTGCCGAAGCACAGTCGGATGTCTCTCGTCTGCATGCGGAGCGCTCACATTATAATGTGGCTGCGCCCGATGCCTATAATGAACAGCCAGTACAGCAGGAGGCCCAGGATCAGGCACAGCCGCAACAGCATGTGCCGCCTCCGGACCCGAAGGCGGTTGCTTGGTTGCAGAAAAATTCATGGTTTCAAAGACCCGGCTATGAGCAATTGACGGGCTTTGCGATAGGTGTACACGAACAGCTTGTTCGTAAGGGATATAATCCATTGGTTCATAAGGAATATTATGACATCGTGGATAGGGAGCTTAGAGATAAGTTCCCCGAAAGTTTTGAGAAGGAAGCATCCTCTGGAAGTGGGCCTCCGACTTCTCGAAAGACCCCGGTGGTCGCCCCCGCAGGTCGCGGTGGGAGAAAGCCGAGCAAAGTGGAGTTATCTTCCTCTCAGGTTCGCCTCGCCAGCAAACTTGGGATAACGCCGGAACAATATGCGGCACAGGTTGTGAAGGAGATAGCCAATGGCTGACATAGCGGCAGATGAGCGCACACCAAGAGAAACCGATTCTCGCGAAGCTGGTGAGAGAGAAAAGTCTTGGGAGCCACCCCAGGTATTGCCCGATCCTGCACCGCAGGGCGGGTGGGTTTTTCGCTGGATCAGAACTTCCATCATGGGAAATCAGGATAACGTCAATGCGTCCAAGAGATTCCGTGAAGGTTGGGAGCCTGTGAGAGCGGAGGATCATCCGGAGATGATGATGGCCTCTGATAGAGGCAGTGATTATGTCGGGAACATCGAAGTCGGTGGTCTTCTTTTGTGTAAGACGAGTGAGGAGAACTACAATGCACGGTCAGAGTATTTTGCCAATCTGGCTCGTCAGCAGCACGAATCGGTTAATCATAACTTCATGCGGGAAGATGATCCGCGTATGCCGAAACTCAATGAATCGTCTACGCGGGTAACTTTCGGCGGCGGAGCAAAGCCTCTCTAGGTTTTGTCCGTTGTGCTTTAACCCTGTCCTTTGGAAGGAGGATACCTAAATGGCTACTACAGCAGCCCCTTATGGTTTCCGTCCTGTTGGTGTTCTTGGCGCAGGCACTTTTTCTGGTGCCACACGGCAATACAAAGTCACCAATAGCTATGGAACCAGCATTTTCTACGGAGATGTCCTCAAGATCGTTAGTACCGGTACTGTCGAGAAAGACACCGGTACGGGGACCTTGACTCCCGTAGGGATTTTTGTCGGGTGCAGTTACACTGACCCCGGCACCAATCAACCGACCTATTCCCAGATGTGGACGGCCAGCACGTCGGCTACCGACATCAAGGCTTATGTGGTTGATGATCCGAATATTATTTTCCAGGCGCAAAGTGATGAGTCGATTGCTCAAACTGGCCTGGGTAATAATTTTGCGGTTGTTCAAACCGCAGGGTCAACATCGATTGGCACCAGCAAGAATGCTATCGATGGAAGCTCCCTTGCAACAACCAAGACTTTGCCAGTAAAGCTCATCGGCTTTGTCGATGGTCCGAACTCGGTCGTTGGCGATACTTACACGGATGTTCTGTGCAAGTTCAACGGTCCTGGCGATGCCACGGGCGATTCTTGTGCTGCGCATCAGCTACAAGATTCAACCGGTATATAGAAAGGAGTTGAGCTATGGCTATATCAAGAGCGCAAATGCTTAAAGAACTCCTGCCGGGGATCAATGCATTGTTCGGTCTGGAGTACGCTAAGTACGAAGGCGAAGATGCAGAAATCTACGAAACGGAATCTTCCGACCGATCTTTTGAGGAAGAGGTTGCTCTGGCCGGTTTCGATGCCGCTCCCGTCAAGAACGAGGGTTCGGCCATTTCGTATGACAATGCGCAGGAAACTTTCACCGCAAGGTATAACCACGAAACGATTGCAATGGGATTTGCGATCACCGAGGAGGCCATGGAGGACAATCTCTATGACAGTCTCAGTGCCCGCTATACCAAGGCGCTCGCTCGTGCGATGGCCTACACCAAGCAGACCAAGGCTGCCTACCCGCTTAATAACGGGCAATCAGGCGGCAGCTATCAGTCTGGCGACGGTGTAACGCTGTTCAATACCGCGCATCCACTGGCTTCCGGCGGGACCAATTCCAATACCCCGTCAACGGCCACCGATCTGAATGAGACTTCCCTGGAGTCTGCGGTTATTCAGATTGCCAAATGGACGGACCAACGGGGCCTTCTGATTGCGGCACGCCCGCGTCGGATTATTGTTCCACCGGACTTGATGTTCGTGGCAAGCCGTATTCTGGACAGCGAGTTGCGTCCATCGACGGCTGATAACGACATCAATGCCATCAAGAACAATGGCACCATTCCTGAAGGTTATAAGGTTAACCATTACCTGACCGACACGAATGCTTGGTTCATCATTACGGACGTACCGAATGGCATGAAGCACTTTGAGCGTGCGCCCATGACCACGTCCATGGATGGCGATTTCAATACGGGTAACGTGCGCTACAAGGCTCGCGAGCGGTATTCGTTTGGTGTCAGTGATCCGCTGGGAATCTTCAGTTCTCCTGGCGCGTAATGTTACCGGGAGGGGCGTTCGCGTCCCTCCCATTTTACTGGGAGCAACAGCCCTGGCGACTGGCCCAGCAGACGCTTACGAAGACTCCAGGGCAAATCCTTTCGTAAGGAGGTAGTTCCATGGGAACGACACGTTTTACCGGCCCGATGATGTACAGCGGCGAGGGCCGCGCCGTAGGCAGCGGCACTTGGTTCAAGAACCTGCCGATGCAACTGAACCCCGATTATGTGGTTCAGTTTGACGACTTCACCGGCATTGCCGTTGACGGCACGAATGACTGGACTTATTCGCAGCTTACCAGCGGCACGGGCGCTATTCTTGCTGATGCTGTTGGCGGTTGGTATGAGATTGCCGGGACGGGTTCGGATAATACCGGCGCATCCCTGCAAGGTAACGAGATATGGCAGGCGGAGGCCAGCAAGAAGCTGTACTTTGAGACCCGCATTGTTTCGACTGATGCGGATCAGATGGATATTTTCGTCGGTCTTTGTGAGAATGGCACCCTGGCGACAGGCGTCCCGTTTGCAACAAACAACCAGATTGGTTTCCTCGTAACGGACGGTGATGCTTCCATTAAGGCCGTTTGTGATAGCGGCGGCACCGAGACCTCTACGGATACGGGCGTTGATTTGGCGGATGGGTCCGTTTCTGGTGGCACCATTTCTGGTGATCGTCGCCTGGGCTTCGTGGTGACCGGTACAGGTAAGGTCGAGTTCTATGTTGACCGGGTCCTGAAGGTTACGACCACCGACAACATTCCCACTTCGCAGCTTACGACATGGGTTGCTGCGGTTGCTGGCGAAGCCACTGCCAACAAGGTTGACTGTGATTATCTCTTCACGGCGGCTCAGAGGCAGACCGATGGCATGGTTCAGTACAGCGATCAGGTATAGGTGATCCATGGCTGCACTTAAAAAGGACTCTGCTGCTTCAGCAAAGAAGCCTTCCAAGAAGGAAGAGCTTCCCCCCGAAGGGAGCGCTGCCTACAAGGCGCTGGTTTTGGCCGGGAAGGTGAAGGCTGGTTCTAAATGAGGGCGGGGGGCGTCTTGCCCCCCTCTTTCTTTATAGGAGATTCTCATGGCTGATGCGGTAAGCACAACCACAATTGAAGATGGTGAGCGGCAACTGGTTGTTCAGCTTACCAACCTTTCCGATAGTACCGGTGAGGCAAAGGTCACGAAGATCGATGTTTCTGCGCTGGCCACGGATGCACGCGGTAATTCCTGCAATGAGGTTCGCATTCAGGAGGTCTGGGGACAGGTCTATGGCTTTGACGGCGTCCAGCTTTGGTATGATGCAGATACGGATGTCGTCGCACTTAATTTGAATCCCGGCTGGACATATCAGGATTTCAGCAGCGTGGGCGGAATAAAGATGTATGGGACAAACCCCAATGGGGACATCCTTCTGTCAACTCTGGGCACCGAAGCCAGTGGAGACGCATACGAGATAGTGATCCGAGCGGTTAAATATTACGATTGACCGGTAAATTCTTGTTGAGGGGATTTGGTATGCCGGAACAGTCTGCTCTGATCTGGAATATTGTTCTGACCGGGATAGCCGGTTCGTTCTTTTGGTGGGTGCGCGGTATGTCCCAATCGATCATTGATATCCGGCAGCAGATTTCCAGTACTAGGGAAGAGGTTGCCAAGACCTATGTCACCAAGCCGGAAGTCGAGGTGAGCCTTGGCAGGATTCTGGAGCGGTTCGACCGCCTTGAGGAAAAGGTGGACAGGGTGCTTGCCGC